AGTATGATCACCGATCGTACCGCGCTTGATGGTCTGGTATATAGCAGCTATCTGTTTAAGAAAGGCTCTATCGATGCCAGTACTATGAAATTTGTCAGACAAGTCTTTGACAAAGTATGGCCGGCATATGATCATGTATTCTACATTGCCCCCGAATTCGATATCGTGGATGATGGGGAGCGAAGTGTAAGTACTGATTTTAGGGATGAGATTGTAGAAATCTTTGAGACTATAATCAAAACAAACAAGCTACCTGTTATTAGGATTAAAGGTTCTGTGCGGGAACGGGTAAGTACAATTATTAATATTTTGGAAGGACGATAATGAATGAGATAGAAAAACTGGCTTCAGTCCATCTCGGAAAAGCCGGAGATGGAACGGTTGTAAAACCTTATGTTACCCCTGATGACGTAGACTCTAGTCTTCTGGTTGGTATCCCCCGACACCTAAATCGCACCTCGTACAATATCGAGAAAGAAAATCTACCTTTTGTAGGAATGGATGCCTGGAATGCTTACGAATTTTCAACGCTTCTTAAAAATGGCTATCCTGTTTCTGGTTGGCTTAAATTTGTTTATTCAAGTAGCTCACCTAATATCGTAGAGTCTAAGTCAGTTAAGCTCTACCTCAACTCATACAATATGGCCAGGCTCATCGATCAACCCGAAGATATCTGGATGATCGAAGACCGCATTCAACGAGATCTTGAGCAGGCAGTTGGGGGTGATGTCCGCGTATATCTACACTGTGGGGATGTTCAAACAGTAAGGCCTATTATCGGGGACTTTACATCTTTAGAGAGCTATTGTAATATTCAAAAGATGGTATTTAATGACTACAATGAGTACGCAGGTATTCTTGAAGTAGTCCCGTCTATTGGGCGATACGAAAGGTGGCGATCGCATTCTCTTCGCTCGAACTGCCGTGTAACTAACCAGCCTGATTTCGGCGATGTATACGTCCATATCAAGGGGTATAAATCAGTAACCCCGGAATCACTTTTGAAATACATTGTTAGTATGCGTAAGGAAAATCACTTCCACGAGGAAATTGCCGAATGCATTTATAAGAGACTCCATGATCTGTTAGATCCGGAAGAACTATTTGTGGCGTGCCTGTACTCAAGACGTGGAGGCATCGATATTAATCCTGTGCGAGCATCGAGCAATCTGGTACTATGGAAATATGGTGCTGTGTGCGAGGAGTTCGCTGCATGTACAAAGACATCAAAACAATGAACTCACCTGACGAAAACGTTAATGAGCTGTGCCGTGAGTTCATTAACCGCTCCCACATCGGCTTTAAAAAGTACGGTGTAACTACCGAGCGCACCGATCTTGATTTTGACCATTGGGTTCAGCATCTCAAGGAAGAGCTCATGGATTCGCTGGTCTATATTCACCGTATTCAAAAAGAACGTCAGGTACTTAATGCGCCTGAGGTTAATATGAACACTCAACCTGTAACCTGGATTGAACCATGAAGCTCGAACATGCCCTTAATCAGCTACCCAATACCAAAGGGTGTGTTGTAATTTTGTCTGGTGGTCTAGACTCTACTATCGCCATGCGTCTGGCTGTAGATAAGTACGGTGCAAGTAATGTATCCGCTCTTACTTACTACTACGGTCAAAAGCAGAAACGTGAAATCGACATGGCAAAGATGTCTACCAATCTACTCGGTGTAAAGCATAAGGTAGTGGATGCATCTTTCTTGGGCGAGATTTCTAAAGGCTTTTCAGCTAACGTCGATACTGATATGGAAATGCCTACGATCAGGGATGTTCTCGGTGACCCGACCCCGAAAACATATGTTCCTAATCGTAATATGATCTTGATGTCTATTGCTGCAGCCTACGCCGAGACACAAGGCGTTGAATATATTGTTACAGGTCTACAGGTTAACGATACATACGGGTACTGGGATACTACCACGTCGTTTGTAAATAAGATGAACGACGTGTTTGCTGAAAATCGAAAGATCAAAGTAAAGATTATTGCACCTTTCGTTGACCTTAATAAGCATCAAGAACTTTCTATCCTCAAAGAGCTTGATGGTGATCTAAATCTTACTCTATTTACTCTTACCTGTTATAATCCTACCGAGGATCATAAGTCGTGTGGTAAGTGCCCGTCATGTGCCGAACGAATTGCAAACTTTGTAAAGGTTGGCGAAAAGGATAAAGTTCAATATAATATTGATATCCCTTGGGACAAACTTATCAACAAAGAGGTGTAAAAATGTGTGCCATTTCCGGGTCGTTCAGTAAGAGTAATCTACAAGAGCTCTACAAGCTCAATGCATATCGCGGGGAGATGAATTTCTCTCTTTCGACATTTGAGAAGAATAACGATAAGACCCGTCTTGGTATTATCTTTCAAGATAAAGGCGGTCTGCCGGATTACCTTATCAAGGCTCAAACTGAAGCCCCGGGGAAGTTCTTTCTCGCACACAGTCAAGCCCCTACCTCAGGTGCGGCAAACATTCATCCTGCCCCATATGCGGGTGCTCTTTTGTGGCATAACGGTATTATCAAACAAAAAGCGCTAGAAGATGGGATTTGGGATACACAGTACATGCTGAGTCAGATTATTGATTATGGCTGGAGCTCGTTGTCCAGACTAGATGGATCATTTGCATGTATCATGTATAATGAGGATAAGCTATATGCTTTTAGAAACGAGATTTCACCTCTTTTTGTTGATAACGAACTAAATATCTCTTCTACAAAATTTGACGGCTCGTACCCGATTACACCGAATTTTGTATGGGAATTTGATATGGAGTGGAAAATGCTTCGAAATATCGCACACTTCGAGACGTTTGAAAATCCTTACTATATGGAGAATTAATGAAAAATATTGCAAGCGTTACCACGCTGACTACTCTTACTAATGTTCAACCCGACGATATCCAACCTAATGCTGTAGATGTTCGTCTAGACAAGGTGTTTAGAATTCTAAGTACCGATTTCGAGATTACAAATGATTCGAAAAAACATAGAGGCACTGAAGAAATCCTACCAGACGCAGAAGGCTATTTTACGCTGCTGCCGGGGGCTTATGAGATCGCTATGGAAAACATCATCCATGTGGGAAAGGGTGAGGCTGGTTGGGTCATTACTCGGAGCACTCTTAACCGCAATGGGTGTTTTATTACTTCAGGGCTTTATGATAGTGGCTACCACGGTATTATGGCCGGTGTCCTACACGTTACTGTGGGTAAGGCGCGGATTAAGAAGGGGACGAGGGTAGGCCAGTATTTGTGCTTTGACGCCGAGATGCTTCACTCCTATAATGGCTCGTACGGTTTCGATAGTACAGGTAAAGCTAAAAAAGACGAAGAAAAATATCACACTAAGAAGGAAGTATAATGCAGCCAGTAGTATATAAGTACGTATCGACGAAAGAATATGTAGATGCCTTTCCGTGTGCTTACCGTCAATGGCGTGCCGACAGTCATTGCAATTTGATTCACGGTTATTCGTTTTCAATGAAGTTCTATTTTGGTGCTAATGATCTGGACGTTCGTAACTGGGTTGCCGATTATGGTGGTCTAAAAGAACTTAAATCCGTACTTCAAGATCAGTTCGATCACACGTTATTGGTAGCTCAAGATGATCCCGAGCTTGAAACGTTCAAGCTTTTACAAGACAAGAAGATGGCCAAGCTTACCATTCTCCCACGACTAGGTTGTGAGGGATTGGCGGATATGCTCTACAAGTACGTTAACGGGGTATATATTCCTGACTTTTGGGGTCCACATGAAGCCGAACGCCTGTGGTGTTTTAAAGTGGAGGTGCGGGAGACAGAATCTAACATGGCATTCAGGGAAGGGCATAGATCCTGGGACGAGGACTTGTTTGCATGAAGGTATGCATACTAGGAGATGTACACCTGGGAGTAAGATCGGATTCGAAAACCTTTACCGATCATTTCCGTAAGTACTTTACGGAAATTTTCTTTCCGTACCTAGTAGAAAACAATATCAAACAGGTCTACCAGCTTGGAGACCTGTTTGATAGAAGAAAGTATATTAATTTCTTTACGCTATCGGAGTGTATAGATTACTTTTTTGATGCTGCTAAAAATAACGGCATTCATCTTCACATTCTATTAGGTAATCACGATATCTTCTGGAAAGAAACTCTATCGGTAAATTCCCCCGATCTTCTTCTAAAGGGATACGACAATATTACTCTCTACGACAAGCCTACTACCATTACTATTGGTAACGAGAAAGTCGATATCATCCCCTGGATTTGTAACGATAACGAACACCAGGTACAAGAATTTATCAGTAATACTACATCAAAGACTTGTCTAGGTCACTTTGAAATCTCCGGATTTCAGATGTATAAAGGTGTAGATAATCATGGGGGTATTTCACCTGAGATCTTTAAGAAGTATGATCTGGTCCTTAGTGGCCACTTCCATCACCGCTCTAGTTCTAGGAATATTGTATACGTTGGAACTCCTATGGAACACACCTGGTCGGACTTTGAAGATCCTAGAGGTTTTCATATACTCAACACCGATACAAAAGAACTGGCGTTTATTGAAAACCCGTACAAGCTCTTTCATAAAATTTATTACGACGATACTAAAGAAACCGACCCAGAGCTAACCAATCTCAAGAACACCTATTGTAAGGTCGTTATTGTCAATCGGGAAGACTTTTTACGATTTGATAAGTTTATGGATAAATTGGAGGCAGTAGGACCAGCGGAAGTTAAGATCATTGACGATTATTCTTCAATCGAAACTCCAACTACCGGTGATGAGGAAGTAGACGTTAGAGATACGTTTTCACTTCTAACGAACTATGTGGATGATCTAGAAACCGATGTAAATAAAAGTCGTATTAAAACGTTAATGAAGACTCTGTACATTGAAGCACAAGAATCAGAAAATTAATTATGGCAGTTGTTTTTCAAGTAGTACGATGGCGAAATATACTATCTACTGGATCTCAGTTTACAGAAGTTCGTCTGGATAAATCTCCTACCACACTTATTGTTGGTGAAAATGGCAGCGGTAAGTCTACTATTTTAGATAGTATCTGTTTTGCACTCTTTGGTAAACCTTTTAGGAACATCAATAAGCCCCAGCTTATGAACAGCGTCAACAAGAAGAATTTACTTGTTGAGATAGAGTTTGCCGTGGGTAAAAAGCAGTACAAAGTATCCAGAGGTATCAAGCCTAACGTATTCGAGATATATCTGAACGGGGAACTACTGAACCAGGATGCCGCATCTAGAGACTATCAAAAATATCTAGAAGACCACGTACTTAAACTAAACTTTAAGTCATTTACACAAATAGTTATTCTTGGCTCTGCATCCTTCACCCCGTTCATGCAGTTAAGAGCCGATCACCGTAGAGAGGTGATTGAGGATTTGCTCGATATTAAAATATTCTCTGCAATGAACGATATACTTAAATCCAAGTTATCCGATCATAAGACCAAGCTTACCGGGCTTGGTAATAAAATTGATATATGTAAGGCTAAGGCTAAGCTCCAGCAGGAATATATTGAGAAGATCAAGAATGATTCGAATAAAAAAATCAAAGAAACTGAAGACCTGATTAACACTATCCAACAGGATATCAATAGTGATCAATTATCGATTAACGGCGATACTCAAAAGCTAAAAGAATTAGAAGATAGTATTAGTAATGCTAAAGATGTGCGACAAAAGCGTGTTGAATTAAGTAACCTACACAGTAAGTTTACTGATAAGTTAAAAGACCAGGAAGAGCAGATTAACTTCTTTAACAATAACGATACTTGTCCTACCTGTAGCCAGGAACTAGGGGAAACGACCAAGCAAGGTCATATTATTA